TTCTTATCGCCCTCCTTACTTTTTCCTTTCAACACTTCGACTGCCTGCATCAAACGATCTGGAACAGGCACTCCCATTCTCCCAACGTTTTCAAAAATGCTCAGCAATTCATTGGCCATATAAAAAACGATAGTCGCATCGCGGAACATATTTTTTGTTCCAAGTGCGCTATCGACCAAATGAGCCAGTGCAACCATGACAAAAATCATGACCTTCTTAATAATGCCTTTGAATCCAATTTTGCTTGATAACGTTTTTTCTGTGTAACCAGCAGCCAATCCGCTCCCGTAATCAATCACAACCATCCAAAATAATACGAGTAGCAGCCCTGTTGACTCGCCAAATAAATACCCAACCGCAGCCCCAATCGCAGCCGCGCCGATTTTGTAGATCGCATCGAGCCTCTCCATTCGTTTCACCTCAATTATAAAGCGGATTATAAGGTGGCAAAATGAAACCATACGTAAATACTAAAAATCTGTTTGATGTAAACGCGCGTTTCCGTTTGGTCCTTTTCCACTTGGTCTAATCGCTCGTCTAGCCGCTCATACTGTATTTCTAGTTTTTTACTTTGTCTTCTAAAATGTCTACGCGGTTGTCCATTATTCGCCCCTCCTTTACCTCGCCCCGTTATTAAAAGCTATCTATATAAAGGTCATAAGTTAATTTCATGGTGTTTGTGTTTGTTTTGGTGACAGGGCTAGGCAATAGGTTTCGAGCGCCTATAAATCCTAACGGCCGTATAGTAACGTCGCGTTTCGTGTAATCATTTCCGCTCGGTCCCGTCGTTTTTATATGGCGTATTTCTATAAATTGTTTTTTCGTCGGGTCGTATGTTATGGCAGACCAATTATCTACATATGTTCTAACCGGTGTATTTTTCGATAAACCTAACATTGTGCGGTCAACAAAATATGTGTACCCGTCTACCGTTATCGCTAACATATCTAAATCCGGTATATAGTGCATACCGCTACAATATTTTTGATAAACATAAACGGACTCCGGCTGGATCACTTTAACGTCTAGCGGGTTCACTAAATCATTGATGTTATAGCGATTTATTTGCAAATTGTCCAAATAGCTTGTACGCGATTCTATATAAACGTCCTGCCCTGTAATAGCGAATAGGTCAAACAAATAGCTGCCATAGTATCTACTGGTTTGGGACGTTCCCGGTATATTTTTTGGTGATCCATTTTGCCCAAAACAATAAAGATTGCTACCGCTTACCAAATAAATATCCCCGTTCGGCGCGATTTCAAAGTTTTCGTAGTTCGAGCTAGTATTTAATGTCGCATATACTTGGCCGTTTGTAATCGTCCGGGCCGGGATATTCAAGTCATAAACTAAAATAGCTACTTTATTCGTTTGTGCTTCTTTCCCCATAAAATACAATTTCCCGTTTTTTACTTTTGCCGCTACATTATTGACAAACAAATATCCATTTGGCGCGGATATTTGAAGAAATTTTTTTCCTACAACCGCCCCGGACCCATTTTCGTTATAATTGTAATTAAAATAAACACTTTGAAAAGTTCCGTTCGCTGCATGTGTCGGCCAATCATAAACTAAATGAATATGTTGCGGTTCTATAAAACTTTCTGCGGTGTTTAACGATCCCCGTTTAGTATCACTACCTACATATGTGGTATATCTGCTTGCATATCCAATGATACGCCCCCGCATAATAATTTCGTTTTCTGGATCCTCCGGGCCGTCATAGTCTGTTAATACAATCCAACTCATGGGAAAATTGCCGTAGGTAAGCCATGTCATATCTAAATTTTTAAATACAACATCATATTTCGCTAAATCATATAGCGGCCCTCTATATACAATATTTGACCCGGACGTTTCTACAAAATCAGTAAGAAAAGCAAATAAAGCGGCTTGTCGTTGAAGTTCCTCCATCGTTTTGGCTATAAAGTTTTCGCTTTGTACTTTCTCGATCAATTTTCCGGTTAAAGTGTCAAATAATTCGATAGTATGAACGCCTCTAATACCTTTTAGCGGCTTTTCTTTTGTTATTTCGATTGCTTCGCCGGTCAAAAAATTCCGTTTAAATGCTTTACTTTTTCGGATCATGTTTTTTTACCTCCTTCATTTTATTTTTTTGTTATGTTAATTGTTTCGTGTGTTGTTACGGTTTTTTCAAAGTCTAAATTACGATGTTGTTCTATGTTCAATCTATCCGGGACGGTCATAACAATGCTTACCGCTTCGCGTTTTTTGATCGTCGAATAGTTTGCTTTATTAAATTTATAAATTTCCGCTAGGCTTGGCCGCGGTATTTCTGACGATAAGCCGCCTAATAAGTTTTGGGCATAAACAAACATTTGCAGCCCGTCTTGTGGTATGGAAATAGTACCGGTATCCGTGAAAATCTGTACCTCTAGCATACCGTTGCCGCTTGGCATTTGCGCGATGATAAATGGTAGTCCTATGCTATGCCAACCGGCCGGCATATATTGTTTAATTTGCGGCCCAATATACGACCCATTCAACATTATTTTAACCGTGATAGTTAGCGCTGTCTGTGCTTGGCAAATTAACATTAGGCCAATTTGGGCGTTAGTGCTGCCAAAATTCGTTATGCTTATTTGCAGCGGAAAAAGCGGGCTTGTACCTATCGTTTTTGCGGCCCCGGACGTTGCAAAAAGCAAATCGGGCTGCGCCGCTTGTACGTCGCTGCTAATACTGTCGTTAGAAATGTCGCCTAATCCCAGCTCTAAAAATCCTAACTCTACCTCATTCCGCCACGGCTCTTGCGGGTAAACTTTCATGCGTAAAATTCGCGTTGTAACGTCTATGCGTAAATCTTCGTTGAAAATCCGTACATCGTCACCAAGGTAGAACTTGTCCTCTTCAAGCTCTGTAATGGCTGAGAGATCGAGAACACTGACTTGATAGCTGATTCTGGGGAACGCCATTTCTTTCAACATGTCCTCGGCATATCTCTTCAAGTTGCCTGGCAGGATGAACCGTTCATCTTCGAGAATGTATTCTTTTCTGTATTTCTGACGCGCTTCTGAAAGTGGGACACCTTGTGAAACGTACCAATCGTAATTTTCTACATAGTTTTTTCCGTCGTTCACTTCCGCGATCGTTAGGCCGTTTTTTCCATACGGTATAATTACAGTAGCTTCCGGCGGCGTAATGGTCCGCTTTACGCTTTTTAAGTTCTTCCGGTAGCGAAAAGCGGCGCCCCGGTTGCTGCCGATCCGTTTAACCAAATTTATAACGCGGTTCATGCTGTCCCATTGGATTTCTAGGCCGACGATTTTAGCGGTTTGTCGGACCAACCATAAAGCCGTTTTGCGGCTCTCTTTAATGCTAAAAATTTCGTCCTCGTATCCCGGCTCGATGATCCCCACTTTCCACCCGGTACCGGCTAGAATTTTTTTTAATCCATTCCGCAATTCCTCGGCGTTTATTTCGATCGTCGGGAAAGTTTTATTAAGCAATTCGATATAATTTAATTCGGCCGTTACCGCAAAATTAAAGTCCCCGTTGTCTTCCATACCGTCATCTATCTGTGTCACGATATAGCGACGGTTTTTATAAACTAGCTGCGCGTCATACTGTATTAACTTTGTTTTCGGATCATTAAAAGGTATTTCAAAGTACAAAACGGACCGCTCGTTTAAAAAATCATCGGTATAGATGTTTTTTGCGTTCTCTAAATACGCCGCTAGGTTGCCGTTTAGGTCATACGCCCGGATAATGTCGCGGTTAATATTCGATGGGCGCCCCAAAACTTTAAAGCCCTTCGCGTCTTCCCATATAGAAACGCCCAAACTTTTTAAAACCGGCGTTTTCGTGTCGTCCGTGGTCATCAATGTTACGCGGATCATTAAGCTATCAAAATTTTTGAGTGTGTCCGGTAGCGGCTGCCCGTTTTGGACCGTGTACCATTCTAGCCCGTCGTGTGATACTTCAACAATAACCACCGTTCCCGCCGGTGTTTCGCAATCAAAATTTACACGGCTATCCGTCACATTTTTTACAACGTCGTTCGTAATAACGGCGGTCCATGTGCCGATAGTTTGATAAATTCCACCAGTTTGATAACTTTCGAGAATAAGACCGTTCGAAGTTGAAATAAGGTTGTTGGTCGTTCCTTGATTAAATTTCTGTCCTTGAAACAGCTCATTCAATTCAGATACAATCAAACGATCCTCCCTCCCTTCTTTCAAAAATATAAAAAAGAACATCGTCCCTTTATGTTGCGCTGATAATTGTTACTCGGATTTTATCCGTCGTATTTTGAGCATAAAAATACAACTCTTTTCCGTACTCGAGACGGAATTGCTGTCCAGGAGATAGAGGAATCCCTTTTGTACCATCTACATCACTTTCACCGATGTAAATAGGGTTAACGTTTGCTGCGTCAGCAGTAATGATATATTCAACAATTCTCCCTTGTACAGAGGATAGAGATATCACTAACTCACTTGTATTAGCGTTTGTCGCTGACTTCGCTACCGACTTCATGTTGTTCGGTGACACTTTGGTGATTTGTAGTGCAGTCGGTTGGGCAATATTTACATTGATTGGTGTTACACTATCCACTAAGACAGTCGGTTTATTCACAATATCCACAGAACCAATTTTATTGTTACCTGATGGAAGCCCACTTGTAACATTGATATTCACCGGATTCGTACTGTCAACACGAACTGTTGGAGTGTTCGCTATATCCACAGATCCAATTTTGTTCGTTCCAGACGGGATCGGTGCGGTCAAGACACTTTTAAGTGCGTCGTTTTGCAACGCACTTGGTAGTTTCGCGATCAACGCTTTCAACAATCCAATTACTGTTTGTGCTGTAGCTGGATCCGTCGTCGATCCCAACGCTTCAATATCAGCGTTCAATGCCTTCATGAACATGTGCCACTTGGCGCCGTCATAATAAGATGAGGTTAATTTATTATCTAAATCAGTATTTAAACGTCCATTTTGTTGCGGCATATGTCATCTCCCTTTACAAATATCGTTCTTGCCAAACAAGACGAATTCGAGCGCGCTGTCCATTTGCACTGCTATATGCAAATGTATTTCCACCAGAGAAAAGCGCACCGAATTCACCGTCAACCATCGACAGAATATTATTTTCTGCAGTATCATATGCGCCAGTTGTGACAATATCCCGTTCCATGCTTTTCGTTGCTAAAAAACTCTCCGTATTGATTTCGATGGCAGAGTTAGGTGTTAGGGTGCCGTTATACAGCAGATATTTGTCATTGATCGTGATTTTTGGGTTTTGAATCTCCCCATATACTGCTTGGATCACGAGTGATGGATAGGTTTCTGCTGTGCCGCCGTTAGAGATATACTGCACGCTGTTCGATTCCATGTCGAACGTCAACTCTCGGGTATCAATTGCGTACCGGAACGGCTGACAACGGAAAACAAGTGTGAAACTCGAAAATGTTTTGCGTACATCAATAGAAAACGAACCAGCTAACTTTCCAATATAATACACATCCGGTTCTTCACTAAGAATTAAACTACTCTCCTGACGAGTAAAAATGCGAGAGAGTCTTCTAATATTCTGCCTCCGTTTTTCTCTCGATTCGTGCGTTATGAAACAATCAATCTCAATTTCACGTGTTCCAAACGCTTGTGGAAACACGAGCGATCCGTGACGCCCAGGGACATTCTCATAGTGCTCCTCAAATGTTGGCAATGCTGGATTACGAAAACGTAAAACTTTGATATTCAGTTCTTCTGAACGTATACCGTCAAATTGAAACCACATACTCATCGTAATCCCCTACTTCGTTTTGAACGCTCGATTAGCGTATGCAATTCACGCGAAACACGATATATGTCCTCGTCGTTTCTAACGACCATATTTTCGATGATGATGGTCGGTCCTTCGCTCGAAGCACCCGACATCACGTTACCAACGACGTTCGTTTCAACAACATGTTGAATCGTTGCTGGCTTTATGCTTGGTAGAGCGATGTTGCCGATTTGTTGACCAGCTTTTGCTACTCGTTTTGCCATATCAACAACGCTGTTTTCGGCTAGCTTTGCATCGTCTGTAATCCCAATCGCCAAACCTTGTGACAAATATCCTCCGTACTCTGCGAACAAACGGCTCGGACTGCGAATGCCGAAAAAGTTTTTGATTTTGTCTGTTAGCCCAGAGAGCATAGATCTAACCTTGTCCCATAGCCAATCCGCCATGTTGCTCATACCATTCCATATGCCACGAAGCAAGTCTTTTCCGATTTCTACAAAGCTACTTGCCCAACTTCTCGCGGTGTTTTTGATACCTTCCCATATGTTGATTAGCATATTTCTCACACCACTAAAGATATTAGAAATTGCGCTTTTTAAGCTATTGAATGTGTTTTGTACAGCAAAAGATAAACTGCTAACGATATTGCTAACGCTAGTTTTGATCGTGTTCCATACATTCGTAGCAGTATTTTTTACACCATCCCATAAATTCGATAAAAATGACGCTATCGCATTAAAAATAGCTGTTGCCGTTGTTTTTAATCCGTTCCATACGGCGACAACAGCTGTTTTAATTGCGTTCCAGACAGTCGTGAAAATCGTTTGATATATGTTGAGTACGGTCGTGAAGTATGCTTTTATCCCTTCAAAAATGGCTGTAGCAGCCATTTTCAATCCTTCCCAAACCGTTGTGACTACAGTTTTAATTCCTTCCCATACGGTTGTAAAGATCGTTTTGTAAATGTTAAAAACCGTCGTAAAGTACGTTTTTAGTCCATCCCAGACTGCCACAGCTACCGCTTTTATCCCTTCCCATGTTGCCGATAGAAACGCTTTGATTTCGTCCCAGTTCTTATACAGCACAACACCGATAGCTACTAATCCAGCAATTGCCCCGATCGCAATCCCGATCGGACCAGTAATAACCGCTATCGCACTTGAAAAAACTCCTGCCATTCCGCCAGCGCTAGCCAGCACGCTTGCCAACGCCCCAAACCCTTGCATGGCGGTTCCTACAATCGACAATACAATACCAATGGATGCAACAATCCCAAGTAAAACGGCTGAAATAGCCGCTCCAATTGCTATGAATTGCTTCATTCCGTCTGGAAGGCTATTAAAAGCATTGAATAAACCTTGTAGAGCCTCTGCAACTACACGAATAGCTGGGGCTAATGCATCGCCAATAGAAATTTGTGCGGTTTCAATAGCGCCACCTAATTCCTCAAGAGCTCCCTTTAAGTTATCCTTCATTTTTTCAGCTGCTTCTTTTGACGCCCCGCTTGAGTTCTGAAGTGATTTCGTCAAGGAGTCTAATTTTTGTGACCCTGCTTCTACAACCGTCAACATCCCGCTGGCGGCTTCCGTCCCAAAAATAGTGGAAAGCGCTGCAAGTTTTTGTGCATTGCTCATATTTTTTGTTTTCTCGGAAAGCTGCCCGATAATATCTCCAAAAGGTAGCATACGACCTTGCGCATCCGTTACTTGGATACCTAATGAAACTAATGCCTCTCGCGCCTCTTTTGGTGGGTCAGATAATCGAATGAGAGCCCCACGCAATGTTGTACCAGCCTGTTCGCCACGGATACCGTTATTAGCCATAATTTCTGTAGCTGCTGCAAGTTCTTCAAGCGAAATTCCTAATGTTTTTGCGATTGGCGCTGCATATTTAAATGTATACTGCATATCTTGTATGCCGGCTGCCGAGTCATTTGCTGCTTGCGCAAGAACATCTGCTACTCTTGACGCCTCTCCTGCTTCAAGACCAAATGCATTGAGTGCAGATGATACTGTGTCAGCAACTAAAGCCATATCTTCTCCCGACGCCTCTGCCGCTGCGATAATCCCTGGCATAGCCGCAAGAATTTGATTTGTGTTGTATCCCATCGCCCCCATAATCTCCATACCTTGTGCAACTTCGGTAGCTGACTTAGACGTCGATGAACCGAGATCAAGAGCAGCCTGTTTGAGCTTCTCTAATTCATTCGGCGTTGCCCCTGCAATCGCTCCAACTCGAGAAAGCTGTGCCTCAAAATCCATCGATTTTTTGACAGAAACACCTAATGCACCACTAATTGCTGCACTTGCTACACCGAACGGGGCAGCAATTTGCGCTCCAGACGATTGAAGGTTATTACCTACGTCTTGCAAGCGTTGGCCGGTCTCATTCAACTTGGTTTGTAGTTGTCCCCATGCTGTCGCTTGCTGTTCAATCGTTTGATTTAACTGTCGCAACTGCGCTTCTGTTTCTTTCATTTCCGCAGTCGCTTTGTTGTAGGCGATTAAGAGATCATTCGTTTCCTTCGCATCCGCACCTTTTGCCTTTACGCTTTCATCATATAGTTGCTTTAATTCTGATACTTTCGTTTTCTGTAATTCGAGCGTTTGCGCTAAACTGTTGGCTTTCGTGCGTAATTGCTCAGACGTTGAACCAAAGTTTTCGATACCTGCTGTTGCAGCACGAAATTCGGAATCAATCACTTTCAACTGCTGGTCAATTTTTTGCAAACTTTGCGTTACTGCTCGCTCTAACTTGTTAAAGCCGTCCGATTGCTTTTCAATCTCTTTATTTGTTTGTTGCAACTGTGCCTCTGTTTTTTTCATTTCTGCGACAGCTTTGTTGTAGGCAATAAGCAATTTCTCGGTTTCAGCTGCGTCTTTTCCTTTCGTCTGCGCACTTTCTTCATATCGACGTTTCAACTCAGCGACTTTCGCCTCGTGTAACTGTAGCTTTTGCGTGAGGGATTCTGCTTTAATTTGCAATCCTTCCAAACTATTCTCGAAATCCTTCACACCGCCAGTAGCCGCTTTAAACTCGGCATCAACAAGCCGTATTTTGCGATTGACAGCCTCAATGCTCGTCGTGAAATTTGCACTATCTAATCCAAGCGACACTCGCAACGTACCAACTTCCGCCATCGTTTCACCACCTTTACAACAGCTGCTCAATCATTAGCCGTTCTTTTCGCGTCTCTTTTTCTTCCGCATAATCTAGAAGCTCAAAATAAAAACCGATGTCCATCTCATCCACGAGGTACATCGGTATGCCGTTCTTAATGTGCGTGAGGTAAAACTCTTTCACCGCGTCATACGGGTCCATTTCAGACCCCGTTACACGTTTGGGTCGCTCGTTTTCGCCACCCCAATAACTTTATTCATGCAATCCGAAATTGTTGGAATGAGGTGATCCGCCGCAATGCCATCGTAAAACTCATCTACTGTAAATTGCCCATTAAACAGTTCGACAATAAAAGCAATGATGGAATCTAGTGCCTCTACATCAATATTGTTAAAGTCATATTTTTTGCGCAGTTCTAACGCTCGACGAAACATACGTGCTTTGACAAACGGAACAGTAAATGTCTTCTCTTGACCATTGATTAATAATGTAACCTGCATGTTTATCCCTCCATGTTATGAGTTCGAAAGAGAAAGGGCTTCCCCTTTCCCTTTACGGAGTTGTTGTTTCTTGATACACGGCGCTGAACCAGTTTTGAATGACTGCTGGATCAACACCTTCATCTTTTGTATTCACCGATGCTTTCCACGCTTCATCAAATTCCCGCTTTACAAATTTTCCTTTCAGCGTCGGCGTCTGAAATTCAACTTTATCGCCTTTTGTTTTATATTGCTCCTCTGGCAATTCAAATTTCCCCTTATACAGCCAAACATATTTCTGTCCACCATTTGAAAGAGGAAGAATGAATCCAAGTGCAACATATGGCGCTGTATCGCCGCTTTTTTGAATAACGACACCGTCATCATTAATCGTTGCGCCTAACAAAAACGCCTGCATCTCCGTCGAAATGTCATCCACTCCAATTTCTACTTCAATTTCACCAAGAGACGACGCAACTTCAGCTGGACCATCATCAGCATACAATGTTTCCGTATTTACCTTCGGGCTAATTTTTGCTTCAATGGCTTTTGCCAATCGTCTCGGCGTATCATACTGAACGCCGGTGAAATCATCTTTAATCAACTTGGCGACATAAGGATGTTTTAAACCGATTACTGCCATCGTATCCCCTCCTAACGAACATAAGAAAATCGAATTGCTTTATGGTACGTTTTTGTTTCTTGCTCGAATAAATCCACTTCCGACGTGCGACGAAATCCTGCTGCTATCATTCTTTCTTTTACTTGTTGCGCTAGATCGGTATAGTCCGTTTTGCTCCAAATATCAATTTGAAAAAAATGTGCCGTTTGTTGCTCTTCATCGTCCGCATTTAGTGCTGAAAACTGGTTGTATTCAAAAAAGGTGATATACATTTTTTCTTTTCCCTCATACGTCTGAAACGCAACAGGAACACCGAGAGGTTTTAGTGTGTCGATGATCATCTTGTTTAGGCTCATAGCCTCAACCCCCGCCGAATGACATCAGCCATTTCATCTTGCACACGATCAATGTTCTCCTCAAATGCTGGCTGTAGAAAGGGATGAGGATCTGTTTTCGGATATTTTCGTCCTTTTTTCTCTCCTGCTTTTCGACCAAATTCGACAAATAACCCATAAAAACGGTCACGATCCGGACCGATATCTACTGTTCCATCTTCCTTGATATCAGAAATGACGATGTTTTCAGCAAGTTTACCCGTATCCCGTGGCGCTTTCTGTGAGGCTGCTTGCTGCACAACTTTGGCACCAGCCATGAGCGATTCTTGTTTGACTTGCTCAGCTTCGTTCCCCAACATCTCCAACTTTCTCAACAATTCTTGCATACCTTCTAACTTAAAGCCCATCACACCACTTCCTTTGCCACAATCGTCATCGTGACATTACGCTCATCATCATTAATGACAGACAAAATTTCAAACGTGCGTCCTTTATATTGAATACGCATATTGGGTGTAATCCCTGCTGTGTAGCGAACGACAAAACGAACTGTATTTTCGTTTTGCGTTGTCGCTGCTTCGTAATACTCTCGCCCACGCAACGTTTTGATCGCTGACCATAAGTGATGCCGGTCTTGCCATTCTCCAGCCGAGAATCCATTTTCATTCTGTTCTTCTGCTCGCTCCTGGATTGTAATTCGATGTTTAAATTGGTTAGTCAGTCGTCGCGCCATTTGTCATTGCCTCCTGCACAAAAAATGGCGTCAATGCATTAAAGGCTTTTCCCATTTCTTCTTCGCTCACCCGATATTCGTAAAAAATAGAAGCGACGATGAGCACTAAATGATCTCCTTCCGTTCCTGTCGCATTTTTTACATACTTTTTGGCTGCTTCCAAATAGAAAGAGAGCATGGCGTCTTCCATGCTCCCGTCAATTCGTAAATGTTCCTTTAACATGTCAACAGAGACTGCCATGCCTCTTCACCCGTTACGCATTTAACTCAAGTTTAAAGACAGACGGCTCAAACGGACCATATACAAGTTGTCCATCATTCAAGTGCCAAATTTTAAAACCGACATGGTTTGTATCAGCGTATTTTTCAATTAATTTCGTTACTTCCATTGTGCCGATAACATCTTGAATGTAGAACGTTGAAAAGTCACCAAAATACAGGCGTTGAATGTTTGGTGTATCTGCATCAACAAAGTCCGTCACGTCAACCGGAAATCCGAGCAAGCGATAGCCGAAGCCACCTTCTAGCCCGATATCTGGACGCAAGAGTGGGAAGCCGTCTGCCGTTTTAATCGTTTCAATTGCCGTTAATGCAGCACGGTTAATCATCCAACGAGCATTTTTGAGCATTGACGTTGGTAAGCTATTTTTAAGCTGCACAAACTTGTCGTAAATGTCAGTCGCTGTTGGCGTAAAAGCGACGGCTTTGCGAATCAACGCACCAGGATTGTCTGCACTATTAAAGAAAAACTCCGCTTCTTCACGTACGTAAGCTTTCTTTAGTTCATCCACGACGATTCGTTCCACATTCATCTCACTCATTGCAAGAAGTTTCTTTGTCACAAGCACAAGTGCATCCGTTTCCGTTGGATTCAAATAGTACTCATCAAACTCGATATCTGTTTCTGGAATCGGCTGATTCAAGGCACGCTCTGTCTTCACACGGTTTGCTTTCGCTTTTTTAATTAAAATCGGGAAGCCTTGTGTCCCTTTTGTTTGTAGAACCTTTCCGTATTTTCGTAATAAGTTTTCCTCTTGAGCATAGGAAATAATTTCTTTCGCCAACGCCTCTGGAACAAGTACATTGCCACCGTGCGTCTGAACTCCCATTGCCCGAGCTTCGCTTTCACTAATTTGTCCTACAAGATATCGGCAAAAAGCATTGCGTGTTTTCATTTCATTTGTTTTTACTTGGACACGAGAGGAAAGAGATTGATTAATTATATTTGTTAAACCAGCACGCTGTTCTTGTGTTAAGATGGAGCGCTTTTCTTCTTCGCCCTCATCTTGTTCTTCATCGTCTTCGTTCGCGTCATCTTCTTCCCCTTCATCACCACCGCTATCAACTGTTTCATCCAACTCTGCGAGAGCCTCGTTTACCGCATCTAAATCAGCTGTTAATTCATCGACTTCTGCCTGTACTTCTTCCATCGAACGAGTTTCAGAACCTTTTTCTAATAACTCTTTAAGCTGTTTTAATCGTTTTTCCAATTGTGCTTTACGCCGTAACAAATACTTTTTCATCGTTTCAACGCCTCCTCAATTTGTTTAATTAGTTTTTGTCTTTCATAATGAAGTTCTCGCTGTTCTGTAAACCTGTCGCGCACATATGCCTCTGTATCCTCGTAAGCAGGAAGACTCACAATGCTAATTTCATAAAGCTTCACTTCTTGAATCGTACGCAGCGCGGGATCTACGTCCCAGTTCCATGAATCCTTGACAACTTGAAAACCAAATGAACATTGATTGATATCACCACGTTGCATAGAAATCATTAAATCCTTCGCCCAACTCGTATCTGGTGGCGTGACACGAAATTTCAATCCTCTTTCATCTTCTTCAAGTGTAAGCGTACCGCTCTTCGTCCGCCCTAAAACATAATCCCAATTGTGATTAAAGAGCGCTCGAACATCCGTATTTTCCATTAATGATTTGGCGAATGCTCCTTTCGCAATCGTTTCTTGAAACATATCACCAATCATGGTCGGAGAATCAAAAATGCTCGCATAACCTTCAATGACTTGCGAGCTTCCTTCGGTTCCAGCGCGTATTTCTATGTTGGAGAGCGTAAAAATTCGCTTTTCTTTCTCGTTCATGGCGTCTCACCTCCTTTGATCGCCTTTTTTAGCGTCGCCTCGAGATTATCAAGACCGATTAAATCTTTTGAAATGTATAACTTTTTCGCTTCATCTTGCTCCAAACGATCAAATCCAAGCATTTCGCGCGCATCGTTCGGTGTCGCAATCGATGTTCTAACTAAGTTGTAAGCAATGTCCGTTTTCGTCTTCATCGTCACATAATCTAACGGGTTAATCTTGAAGCGAATCCGACGCCCGCCATGAGGGAAAAATAACTTTGACAAGTGCTGCTCCAGATTTTTTATAATCGGACGCAGTACAGTCGTATAAAGCATCATCATGAATTGCTCCATATCCGTCTTTTGCAACTCAAGCAAATGTTCCAAGTCCACACCAAAAAATTTACCTAAGTCTTTTTTATACACCGAAAGATATTTAAGAATTTTCTCGTCATCTACTGGGCTTTGTAACGCCTCGATCTCATATCCTTTGCTAAGTGGAATTAGCTGAATTTTATTCCCTTGTCCAGTCTGTTCTAACTTATCAAGGATGGCCATAATCATTGCATTTTGCGATTGGTTATTTGGTGCAATATGCGTATCCAATTTCAACAAATACGCAAGCAATCCACCTTTTCTATACTTGTCTGTTAAACTGTTTTCCGCATTCATGACCCCTTCAAGCGTTTGGCGTGCTAAATCTAACAATCCTACACCGTCTAAATGATTTGTCCCAATATTTTTGACGTGAACAATCATTTCCGCAGGGATTTGAACACCACCAACGCTGTAAATTTTGCTTCCGTCGTCTAACAATTCGGAGTAGACACCGTTTAATACGTGCCATTCATTTTCGTTTTTGAAAATGTAGACTTTTCCACGTATTAAGAGCGTGTTGACGATAAGCTTTTTCATTTCAAATTCAGTCAAATATTGATTCGGATTGCGCAAAATCCGCAGCGTATATGGATCATTGACATCCTTTCCCGTCTCGTCCTCAATAAAAAAATCAGTGAGCGCAATTTGGTCACTGATTAGTTTCATTAAATTATAAATGTCGGACGATTGCAGAATGTTTTCGTCTGTCACATAACCGCCGTAGTTCCAGTAAAAGTTGTTAAAAACATTGAATTTAGAGCGTTTAAACCACCCAGCAAGCCGCTGCCATAATCCCAATCGCTATCACCTCCTTTACCGCTTGTAAAGCACTTCGATCATTGCCATATATTCTTCTTCGCTGACGTTCATCATCATGTTCATCGTTTCTTTATGAGCAGTAAGCATGGCCACAAAGCCATCAATTTTGTACTGACTTTGTTTTTTTGACGGTGCTTTGAGCCCTTGTGTATTGATAAAAGCAACGACATTTTCCGTACAGTAAATCAATAATGGATTATCGGTTTCAACGCGCCCCTCATACATTAAAATTTCTAAATCATCGAAAGGTGCGTTGAGTGTAGACGGGTATTGCCGTACTTCTACGCAATCAAAACCTTCCATTTCTAACTTTTCAACTAGCTTGACCGCATGCGCTGGGTCATAGTTAATTTGTTTAATATCATACATTTGCGATTGTTCATTAATGTACTCAAACACCATATCGTAATCAATTGTTTTCCCTTCGCACAACGTCACAAAACCACGTTCCACTAAATGACGATAAGGGATGTTCTCCATCTTTTCACGAGCTTCTAGCCCTTCTGATGGAATGAAATACATTTGTTTTACTTTCAATCTTGCTTTTCCGCTTTCGTCCACAACAGGGAAGTTCAAACTCACACACGTTAAATCGGTTGTTTTTGATAAATCCAAGCCGATCACACACGTCATGCCTGTCAAATCCCCTAAGTCATTGACTAAACATCTTTCAACAATATCTCTTTCAAAATAAGTACCACTGGAACGAACGAAAATGTTTAAATGCTTTGCTAAAAACTCATCTTTTCGTTCCGCCGACACTTGCGCCTCTTTAAACTGATTCATCAAATAGTCTTTTTTCACTGAAATCCCGTAGTTTGGATTCACTTTCGCCCAAACTGTAGGATCATCCCATCGATCACCCTTATCCGGCTCGTAAATGAGTACAAACCAAGAATCATCGTCAATCTCACCATTCAAAATCTTTTTGCAGTAATCATAAATTTGCAATCCAACAGACGTTGTACCTTTACCAGCTGTCGAAACAATCATCATTAACGGTTGTCTCCTTGCACCCATACCAGACTTTAAAACATCGTACATATCGGCATTTCCTTGCGCATGTACCTCGTCTAAAAGAACAAAATGAGGATTTTTCCCATCAAGTCCTTTCGTTTCCCTAGACAGTGGCTGCAAAGTATTTTTAAACTTCTTGCCATTGACCGTAAAAGAGTAAACGATCGCATTTACGCCGCCTTTTGGTCCCTTGTAAATTTGTGTTCGCTGATTCAAGTCGGGGCTATTTTCAATCGTAATCGCTATTTTTTTCGCGGATATGTTCGCTTGTTCTTTATCTACCGCAGCTGTATAGCATTCGGCACCAAACTCACCGTCTGCATATAACGCATATGTTGCCGCACCAGCCGCAATCGTTGTTTTTTCGTTTTTCCGTGGAACTTGAATATAACTTGTACGAATCACTCGCACATCTTGACCGTTATCGTCTTTCTTTTTCCAACCGTAAATGTTTGTGAATGCAAACCGTTGCCAATCTTTTAACTCATAATGACGCCCAGCTACTTCCCCTTCTGCATAAATACAAAACGTTTCCATGAAATCCATCGCACGATTAGCAGCGTCTAAATCGAGCCAAATGTCTTTTCTCTTTTTCCAACGTTCATAACGCTCAACAGCTTTCTGGACAGTTTGCGGATACTTCTTTTTGTTTCTTTTCACCTTCTTTGCAAACTGGTCAGCATAATTCACACCACGCTCGATCATAAAACATCAGTCCCATTTATTCGCAAATGCTTGAAAAGCGTCTGTTGTGGTATTCGTAACTTCCCCAGTAATCTGTTTTTGTGTTTTTGGCGTCAATCCTAACTGTTCTAACAACTTACTCATTTTCGTATTCCAATCGGCTGTTTGTTGAGCAAGTGGATGCTTCATTTCATTTGTTGCACCAGCCTTGTTTGTATGTGATTTTGTTGCAGGAAATCCTTCCTCTTGCCACTTTTCATACACTTGCGAATAAACCATATAGGCATCTAAGTACAACTCCAGCAACGGTTCAAGCGACTTGTTGTAAGTCCCATTTTCCTTGAGCAAACCAACAATCCGTTCACGTTCCTTTTTTCGCTTTTTCGTTAGTGCCGCTTTTGTTTTTTTATCCAAATTTCACACCCCCTTTGAAAATTTCATTTTGGCGCACGTTTACGGCCGACCGCGGTCTTTTTTCCACAATACCACAAAAATCAAGGGTAGGGGGGATAAATGTAATAATTATACATTATATAAACAAAAGAAATACGGTCGTTCTTCCCACTTCCGACTTCCTTCTTCAACCTTCTTATGACACGACTCACACAGCAAAATAAGATTGTTAGGATCGAGTTTAAGGGAAGGATTTTCACTAATCGGTACAATGTGATGGATGTGCGCCTGCCTACCAAATACAAATCGACCACATTCTTTGCAGCAACCACCGTCACGTTCGTAAATGTATTCACGCATTCGCTGCCACTCTGGCGATCGGTAGAATGGTTTGTTTTTCGACTGGTGCTTTCGCTTTGGCTTATGTTCATCGCAATACAAACCACGATCAATGCGACGATTACAGCCATTATAGTTGCAATACCGCATCATTTATCAGCTACTTTGTTTTTAGTCGTTGTTTTGTTTTGTTTTGTGCTGGTTTCTTCTCTGTTACCTCGTCTTTTCGCTCCATTACAACTTGCTTGTTTTCTGAATCCCACTTTTGAATATGCGTAGCCGTTTCCCGAATAATTTGCATGTGCATCAGCTCCTTTCACAAAATAAAAAAGCACCCCGAAGGATGCTTGTATTAATTACTTATCTTTAGAACACTCTTCACAAAAACCGGTCAATGCGTTTTCATCTTCATATATTGGCTTACCGCAATCTGGGCAATACGATTCGATTTTTCTATTCATTTCCTTTCCCTCCTTTCGCCTGGCTCTTCACCAAAAGTTGTGCTTGATTTTTTATAACACGCTCTACTGACGCTTGCGAGGAAGAATCAGCAAACCAATGATTTTTGCACATTCTTGTTCAAGAAAGCGTATCACTTGTCAAGTACATGTTGTGGTGATGAACCTTTCGCCTACTCAATACGACAAAAGGAGATGTTTTCCTACATCATTCGTTCGTCAAATTTTGACAACACTTGTCACGTACAATGGCAAAGTGTTTTACTGGCCCGAACGCCAGGAACAACATATAAATCCAAGTATAATCTACTCTCACCAAAGCGATGGTATCAATCGCGGACTTTCAAAATTTATTTCCTCCTAATCGCCCCGCGCACTCGCTTGTACGTGTCGCGTCGAACGCCCATGATTTCGAGCCAGTCGCGCCAAGTCAGGCGTTCTTTTTTCTTGTGCTTTGGTTTATTCTCATCATGCAATTTGTACATGGTATCACCTCAAATGAAAAACGCCACCCGACCGGGTGACGTCAGGTGAAGGGGAATCTCAGGCTTTGGTTCAACCCGCCCTATGCTACCATCATATCACCTCAACGGCCAAACAATCCGCCAAAAATCTGCCTTTTTTCTGCCACTCTTATGTTAACTTTACCTCCCAATGCCGACTCCCCCGCTTCCTGTTTTTCGTAAACAACCGCTTGGCCAACTCATACATCTCGTCCTTCGGCTTGCTGCGAATGATGTTGGATACATCAACCGTCGTCAGCTTCCGCTTCCCGATCCGGTACCCCTTTTTGTTTAGCTCTTGCACCACCTTTGTGACACTTTCCAGCTGGACGTATAAATAGACGGCTTCGTCTTCCATCGTGACCGGCGTGTAACTTTCGATCTTCTGAATGTATTCTTGCAAGTATTCGATGCGCTTTTTCGCTTCCTCGACTAACACCTGCTTCCCTCCCATCAGTGCACTTCAATTTACAGACTGATGCACTCACCAAATGGCTCAACCCCTTGATATTTCTAGCTTCCATTCCCTTCTTTCCATGAGTGCACCACACGCTTTTTTATGATGTACTACAGGGAAAAAATTAAATTTTGTACTTCAGCATTGCTCTATCCATCGCATCTTGGTTGACGCCAATGTACTTCAACGTGATGTGAGGGCTGGAATGATTGAATAACTCCTGGAGCATAGCCACGTCTTTCGTTTGTTGGTAAAAGTGATAGCCGAATGTCTTTCGAAGTGTATGCGTGCCCACTTCATCCAACGATACATATTCGGCCGCCTCGCGCAAAATGCGATACGCTGTGGAACGGTCAATAGGGCGGTTCCCGCCTTGTCGGCTTCGAAAAGCATATTCACCGTCTTTGAGTGTCTTGGCATACTCGATGAGTTCTTTTCGGATGGCCGGCGGGATCCGGATTCGCTTCTCTTTCCTCGTTTTCTTTTCTCGCAGTTTCAAGTGCGTCTGCAACAAGTCTTCCTTCTTCAGCTGCAATATGTCTGATATACGCAGTCCTGTGTTAATGCCTATGATAAATAGAATGTAGTTGCGTTTGCTTTTTTGCAGTAAATATTTCTTCATCGCCGCAATCTTTTCCGGATCACGAATAGGCTGAACAAAATTCATGACGAAACCACCTCCTCGCGATACACTTCGATTTTTAAAGCAAAGGCAAGCTTGTAAAATGCCCTTGACTTCAACCGATAATATTTCCGCTCGCTCATGCCAAGTTCAGGATACACTTCATAGTCGTAGACATCTTCAAATGACATATATCGTCGGACAATAATGGCCCGTTCCCATTTGCTTAAACGGTTCACTGCATTTGTCATCCGCCGAATGTACTCATCCCGCTCCCGCTCGTACTCCACGTTACGAATTGCGATGCTTTCTGTTGAGGAGCGAAACTGATTGGACGGCGCAGGCACGAGCGAATAACATTGCGTAATCCTCGGCATTTCATCCAGTCGAAGCGTCAGCAAGTAAACCCGATACTTTTCCAGCGCCGCTTCTACCGCTCTTTTTGTGGCCGCACGATCAATCTCTGGCAACATAAACTCTTTCAACGCTTCTCCCCCCTATCGCTGGCGAAATGCGCCGCCTTTTCCGCACCGATAAACTGGACGGCAGACGCCCATCAACTCCTTAATTTCCCGCTCCGTCATTCGCTCCTTGTTCCGTTTCTGCTTTCGTTCTTTTCGGTTCCGTTCCGGCCGATAGGCCATGTTATGAGCCTTGATCCATTTTCGCATCTGGTCCTGCATTGTGCGCATTTGTTTCCCCTCCCTTGGATCGCAAAAGAAAAGAGGACACCAATCATACAAGGATCGCCTTGTATCATCAGTGTCCTCACGCTCTCGGTCTTGGACATATTTGGATTTGATTCCATTATATCAAACAAAATAGCTGCCTTTTCAAGCAAAATACGGAACGTTTCCCGTCCCTTCGGCGTCACGAGTGTCTGCACATCCGCCCGCCCATTTCGTTCCCATTCCTTCAATTCAAAGAGATACGGCACGTATTGAGCATATGGCTTCAACTTTCCTTTTTGGTCTCGATATATATACTTTTTTCTAGCATCCAATCGATGAAAGCCTTGGGTTTGATCTTCAGCTCCTTGGCCGTATCCCTAAAGTTTGTCAACAATCGACGATCAACAAGCGCATCAAAATAATCGGCTTTTGGCTGCATGATGGCGATTTGCTCATTTTGCTTTCGTACCGTTTCTAATGTAGCGCGGAATAACAGTTTCGTCTGTTCGTCCGCGTGTTTTAAATAGGTCTCCACGAACAAATCATCGTTCGCTACGTATCCGCCCGTTTTCCTGATCGTGGGGATGACTTCATGTGTGATCCATCGCTTAAACTGTTTAGCCTCTGATTTGCGACTTCCTAAAATGAGCGTGTATAAACCAGGCTCATTCACAATGAATGTTTCTTGTTTTCTTCCCAGCGAATCGGTGACCGGAATTAAACTCCGCTCATCTTCATCGAGTCTTTGGACTGCTTTTCTTGCATCAGCAATGTCTAGAATTTCACAAACATCCTTTGCGACAAACCAAACTTCATCATCCTTTATAATTGTTCGTACTTGACTGCCGCTGTAAATAAACACTTTTTGCAATTGATTCATCGAAAATCCCTCCCATAAACTAGACCACTATCGGTTCAAGCTATAGTGGATTCGTATTTCTCAAAATGGAGCAGAATTTACTTTTTCCGTGATATTTTTTCTATCCTCTTCACCGACAATGACGATGTCATCCTTCCCCTGGATCCCTACTGCCGCTCCGAATTGAAAAACGAGCTTATATGGTGTGATCCCGTTATTATTTTCTTGAACTATGCCGATCAATCCACTAAAAAACCCGCGTTTTTTATAAGCCAACTTGCCAATCAATTCTCGATCCAGTTTTTCCTCCCGCTTCCGCATTAAAACAACTCGCTTTCCTCATACTTAATCCGCGCCGTCTTGCCTTTCGCCGTTTCGATGATCGTATATCCATGTTCTACCGCCTCTGCCACTTTCGCCTTCCCTTGCACCCCATCAACGACAATCACAATCACTTTGCCAGGTACAACGGGATACGAAACCGTCATGCTATCTATATCAATTTGCAACTCTTGTGCTCTTTTACTCACCGGAATCCCTCCATGTGGTATAATTGAGATGGACTGTCGGGAGAGATCCCGGCTTTTTTATTTCATCCAATTACCTTCCATCCGTGCCGAATCCTGCTTATCAATTCGTGTTTGCGCAATGGCTCATATACATAAACGACATCGCAGTGTTCCCTGCGATATAACAAATACCACCTAGCTTTCCGCTTCCGATGTTTCATCTAGCGTTCACTCTCTCGTGCGGAAGAATTTAACTTTTCTAGTGCCGTTAGGTGCGCATATTTAAACTTCAGAACCTCACAACAATGCTGAGCATCCACTGTAGTCGCACCCCTCAAATAGTCTTTTCAATTTCATCGGCGCGCCCCCCTTGATCTCGGCCAGCGCCAGTCAATGATTCGGCGGTTGTCGTCATCGTAGTATTTGCGTGGACGGTTTCGGTACGCTTCCAGTTCTTCCGGCGTGAGATAGCTGATTTTCACTGGTCCATGTAGTGATTGACGTTGTTTTTTCATGGTCTCTTCTCCCCCCTAACCGTTGTTTCATTTCTTGCCGCGCCCAATGCTTATATATTTTCGGGCACTCTTCAAAACGAATGATGGTCACAAGCTGCTGTATGGTCGCCTTGGACCAATCCATGCTGGTCACCTCCCGCTCGCTCATATTCACGTTGAATCTCTTCTAGGGTCAGCTTTGATAGCGATCGGCCATCACTTGCAGAAAAGATCCCTTGCCGGCGTAAATGCTGAATGAGCACGTACTTGAGCAGCATCACGCCGATCCCCTCCCTTCGGCTTGCAGCTTCGTAAACAACGTGTTAAGGCGTGAAACGGAATAGTCCTTGTCATTGATCTGCACCGTCAGCAGGTTGCTCCTTGTCACGCCGCATCGTTCAAGAATGTCAAGAAAATCCGCCTCTGAACATACGCTGGCCGTCAATCCGATCATCGATCCAACCTCATTCCGATACTCCAAGCGGATCCATATCGGGTATCCCACGACGATCACCCATCTCTGTATTTTTTCAGACGTTCCTCAAGTTCTCGGCGCGCCTGTTCAACGTCAAAGTCGTCATCTTCCGGTTGGCTATAGTCCATCTTCAGCCAGTCCGGTACAATCTCGGTGCGCACTGGAGTCCGTGTCTTTCGGCCGCTGTCAGTTGAGGCTTGGCGTTTTTTCAGTTGCTGTTCTCGAAATGCCAATTGTGCCGCTCTCACCTGGTCGACGGTGCGATAGCCTTTTTCGAACCAGTCACGTAAAATGGTTTCGACGTATTTCCAGGTCTTGGCCCCGTTCTCCACCGCGATTTTCAACGCCTCTAAGACCAATTCCTCGGACGTATCATCGACCCAAGAAGCGATCTTTTCCCCTATGTAGCTGCCAACGGTGCCAAAGCCGTTATGTTCAACGAACTGGATAATCTCTCGTAAGGAATGCGCGCGCGCGTCTTCTTCATCTTCTGTTTTAATCTCTGTAGTATTCTCTGCTGTAATATCTGGTATTGGTCTGGTCAAGTTGAACGCCTCGACTGGCCAATCTGAACAGCTGGACTGCTCATCTTGAACGGATGGAGTGACGATTTCGTCACTCGACTGCTCGTTTTGAACAGTCGAAACGTCATTTTGAGCAGTCGTCTGATCATATTGGTTAGACGATGCTTCTTGTGTGAATTCAGCCAGTTTATCGTAGTCGATCCGATACCATTTCGTTTTGTCGATCTTCGAGCGATTGAAATTCGCCGAGACGATGATCCCGATCTTCTCCAGCTTTGTGATGATCCGACGAATGGTGCTTTCTGACCAGAAGGGAAATTGCTCCCGCCAGTCCTCGTACGTGTTATAGACCCACTTATAGCCGTCATGGACGTTTTCACTTTTCTCAAGCCAGTAATGAAGCTGCTGAACGACGATGCTCTCATTCAACCCGATCGCCACGGCTAATTGCGGTAAAATGACCAATGGCTGGTCATCCAAAAGCAAAGTCGCCATGTCATCCCCTCCCCTTGAAAAAGCTGTTTTGCTATGGCATGATAAAAACTAGAGTTCTGAAATAAAAAACTGAATCCCGCCAATTTCAAGCTCAGAGGCCATTTCATTGGCGATCCGCCGGCACTCAGTTACTGTGAGCGCGTAATCGTCTCGAAATGGCCATTTTCCTTCACGACAAATTCCACTTCAAATAGCATATTCTTTCTCCTGGAAGCATATCGTAGAATGGGAGCTTCCGGCCCTCCTTTCTCAACCAGCATCAGAAATGCCGCCTTTTTGCACCAGTTGCTTCAACTTCTCCCAGACGGCTTTTGGTTCTCGATTGAGCCGATTTGCGAGCTGATCAATCGTCAACACCTTGCGATGATGCCAGAGATAAAACACTTCCTCTGCCGTCCACCGCCCCTTTCGCTTTGGTAGCGTGTTCTGTGCATGGCCCTGATCCGGTTCGCTGGTCGGTGAATCATTCTCAAGAATGGCCGCCAGCCGCCGCATTTCTTGGCTGATGGGGCATACAGTCAGACATACAGTACTGCGATATTTCATTCGATCGGGGCATGTTCGGCAATATCCGTCCAAAAGTTCGCATATTTGCAGCCTAATATGCCTTTTCTCGTGTTTATCCAGCTTGTTCACACATTCCGCTCCTCTCCTAGTCTCACAAAATCAATTTGAATGCCACGCCGGTGCATATCTTGGATAATGGCCAATAATTGCTGACGTCGAGCTTCCTTTTGCTCAAGTTCTTGCAGCTGTCTGACTAAATACTGCAACTCCGATATTTCAATAGCCATCGTTTCATAGTCGCGGTTTTGCAACGCCTCCTGTATGTACTCGATGCAAAGTACCGCCTTTTGCCGCAAATCCGCCTCTTGATAAACGATCATATCGATCACCACCATTCCTCCTTCGTTATGATCTCCAGGCGTCGTCGCAATGACCATACATGTATTGTGGCGCGGCTCCCCTTTCGGATCGTCGCCCGCTCTCGCTCGGCCTGGCTGGCGCTCATGCGCACCGACTGAAGCACAAGCGCTTGCGGGCTGAGGGCACACCCGCCGCCTGTACTTCAGTCGGCAAGCATGAGCTTGCCTTTTAGTTCACAACATGATATGTTTTGTAGTAGGGCTGGTTTTTTAGGAAGCAGTGAGCGTTGGGCTTGCTGCTTTTTTCATGCTGACAAGCTTTGCTTTGGCTTCTTGCTCAATGGCTTCGATCAGCTCCGGATGATTCCGCAACTCGGCGCACACCTCCCGAACTTCCCTTGCTGTCATTAACGAACTGGCTACCCATACGACGTACATTACCACCACTCCTTTCTCGATTGTTCCAGGCGTTCGTTCATTTGCTTTTTCCACTCGAGCAACGCTTTCCCATATTCACTGTCGAGTTTTCTTTCGCGTGAAAGCCGTAAAAATTCACTTGTATACCAGTGAATAGCTTCAAGGTCCGTCATTTCTGCTAAGTTCGGCAGTTTAAACATTGTTTTTTCCCCCTTTGTCATTGTCGAATGAATCCTTTCGCTTGCAGTTTCGCGCGATGCTTTTGCCACATTTTCCACCAGGAAAATCCGTAATCCATGCAAATGACCGCAACGTATTGCGTGAGAGCGACAATCGCATCGATCGCCTGCATCATCGCCTCTTCCAATCGCTGTTTGTCAAACTCTCGAATCGACCTGGGATGATTCGCTACACAGACGCTTTCGATCGCCTCGAGGGCTTCCACGAGCTCCTCGCGTGTTTTCATCGTCACGCTGGCTCTGTGAAGATCCACCGCGTCCCCGTCGAGCTTCACTGGCCCCCATCCGGTGTACTCAGCAGCCGCCTCGAGAGCCACCCACGGGTTGTTATGCTTTTCTGCAAAGTATTTGGTGATGTTCGGCTGCACCCGGTACCGACCATTTTCCTGATGCGATACCGATTCGCGAGATTCATAGATCTCAAACGACAGCTGTTGTTGCGTCATCCCGGTTTTCTGCCGCGCCGCTTTCACCGCGTCGGCCGCTCTACCGCGTTTCATCGTTTGTTCTCCCCCTTCTACCATTTATCGCTAAACATTCATGTTATGTTAGATTTAAGAGCCCGATTCTTTCGGAACGTAGCAATCCATCACCGCTTTTGCGATCTGCTTCAAGACTGGATTGCCTTTTTCCCATTCTTTCTGAAACCATTCTTTTCGTTCGTCAGCACTCATAAGTACTAACGGGGAGTGAATAATAACAGTGGTGTTCCCGTATTTGAATTCCTTCATGCCCGCATTCCCCCTTTGTTCATGTTTATGCGGAGCATGAGGGGCGTTTGATGACATTCGCTTCACCTCGCATCGTAGTGTCTGACCAAAGTGATTAAGCAAAGGGATCGAAATACATCTTGGCTATATTCAAAATTTGAAAACTACAAAAAACAACATGAAATTCAGCAATTGAATTAACATGTTGCACTGTCTCCTTCTGGGGACAGTGCCTTCCCCAATGTGAGATCCTGGGCTTCTTTAATCACATTTTTGATCTTAGCTGCACCACGTTCATAAATGAGCCGATGCAACATACGTTCAACTTCGGTTCCATCTTTTTTCACTTTGCCGTGTTCCCATAGAGCCGTCATTAAATCAGATACCGTTTTTGCATTGCTAAGAACATGTTGCGCCCACTTTTCAGACTCTTGTTTGATATATTGTTCAATGGTTTGAACCATCTCTTTATTCGTTTGTTGCTCAATCATTCACCTCACCTCCTTTCATGTCGTGGGGATTGAGTTGTCAAGGAACTATCAAAAAGAACACAAAACGTGCGCTTCTAACTAAAAAAAATTGTTTCAACAGAAACACCATAGTATTGAGCGATTTTTATCTTGATTTCATCTTTCGGTACTCTTTGCCCATTCTCATACATTTGCAGAGCACTTACACTTATTCCAATAGACTTCGCGACTTCTTCCCGCGAACGGTCTCCTCGAAGATTGATTAAAGTTTGAGCAATTTTCTCTTTATTCAATTTCTTATCACCACCTAACCGCACAATTCGTGTTTTTTGTTTATATAATAAACAACACAAAATGTGCTGTCAACACTTTTTGTGTTGTTTATCAAAATTTTTATATTAATTGACACACTATGTGTTAAAATTCAATAGTAGGTGAATACACATGACCTTTGGGAAAAGATTACGCATTCTGAGAAAGAATAGGAATTTAACACAAAAGGACTTAGCCGATCGTTTTAATGTTGGTGAAAGCACAATAGGCATGTACGAACGTGATGAGCGCGAACCATCGTTTGAATTTGTTAAACAACTCGCCGACTTTTTCAACGTCACCACCGACTACCTCCTCGGCCGGACTGACCATCCGAACCCACCGGATCAGAATGACATTCCAGAAGAGCTTAAGGATCCCGAACTGGGGCTGTTCTTCAAGGAACTGGCGGAGGCGCCGGAGGAACGGCGGGAACAATTGCTGAAAATATGGGAGATCCTCAAGAGTGAGGGGGATCGGAAGCCAAAGAACAAGTGACGTTTTTATTTCAGGACTACCGGACATTGAACAATCATGTATTGTTGTTCTTTATGAGGGAGAGGAAAAATGGGGATTCTGCAACGTTTTCTCGGAAAAGTACTCAAAAAAGATAACGTCATTAGTGCTCCAGATGAAAAGAAAGATGTTTTATTTTCTTCATCTCATACAAACAAGAAAATTGAGACACCTTCAGATAATAATTATACTTATCAAAAGGCGACATTCGCCCCTGACGACTATGTGGTTTTAGATTTTGAAACAACAGGATTAAACCCAGAGAAAGCCGCTATTATCCAAATTGCGGCAATACGTTTTCAAAATCATCATCCGATCGAAGAATTTGTTTCGTTCGTTAACCCCAAGAGGCCAATTCCACCTAAAATAACGGACATTACTGGGATAACGGACGAAAATGCGAAAAATGCTCCTACAATCGAAGAGATCTTCCCGGACTTTATCCAATTTCTGAAGGATGATGTGCTAATCGCTCACAATGCTCCTTTTGACATGAAGTTTTTATTAAGCAACGTTCAACGGCTAGGAATAGAAAAACCACAAAATCTAGTCATCGACACTCTAAGCCTGGCGAGAAAATACATATCCGAAACACCAAATCATCAGCTAGAAACCTTGAAACAATGGTTACAATTAGATTTAAGTTCGCATCATGCGCTAGACGATTGTTGGACTTGCGCTGCTGTTTATCAAACATGCCAAAAAAGGAGGGAGGAAAAGTTTCGTCTTTCAGATGACGAAAAACGAGCTTACGATATTGTAATCCGCATATTAAATGACCATAACCGCGACACTAGTCTTGTCCGATATTCCCGGACATCGACTTACTTGGACATACAAGCGTTTTACTCGTTTGCCCGAATTAAATTAACAGGCAAGAAGAAATATTTACTCTCCAAACGATTAGAGAAAGAAATCATCGGGCTATGTCCTAACGTTGTTTGTGAACCGGCTTCTAAAAATGAATCGGGACAAACGCGTATTTTGATTCAAACTCCTGATGACTTATTGCTCATGTCTCCGTTGATTGTAAAAGATTTTGATAAGGCTTTAAAGTCGATGGAAGACTATCGAAAGTACGTTGGCAAAGCAGAAAAAGTCATCGAGGATTATTTGAGTCTATAAATGACACGGATATGCAGCAAGAAAGGACATCACCGCCATGTGGCTTGATGTCTTTTTTATTCTCGTATGAAATGGGGAGAGGAAATGAGCAAGTTCAAAGAAATTGAAGATTATCGCAAGTTCACCTTCAAAGGCGAGTTGCACAAGTCCATTAACTCTTTGATTGGAATTATCCACGGGATTCGTTCCGATAACATCACTAACGAAAAGGAGATCGCGGAACTCATTCATTGGTGCAACCTACATAGACGATTTGCGAAAAAAGCGCCTTTTAATGAAATCATTCCGTTAATTGATCAGGCTTTGCTGGATAACAAATTGGAAGAAGAAGAACTTGAGGATATTCTGTGGCTTTGCAACAATATCGTTAATGAGAACGATTTTAATAGCTACTACGACGTCATCACATCATCTATACAGCAGTTACATGGAATTCTCCACGGCATCATGGCAGACAACGTTTTAAATGACGTGGAAATTGAACAACTGTCAAATTGGATTGATGACCATGACTTCTTAAGAGGAACATATCCCTTTGATGAGATCCATAGCCTGCTGGTGAGTGTAAAACAAGACGGGATTATCAGCGAAGACGAGAAAAACTTGCTAAAAGCCTTTTTTGCCACTTTTATTGATACAAGGGTATCTCACAACATTAATGAATTCGACGTAAAATTCCTAAAAAGCCAATACTCAATCATTGGCATATGCGCTGTTAATCCAGAAATCATATTCGAAAATAAAGTGTTTTCCTTCACCGGCGCCTCTCACAGGGCAACACGCAATGAGATCGCCCGTATTATTCAAGAGATGGGCGGAATATTCAACAATAATGTTACTAAGAGTACCCATTACCTCATCGTGGGGGGGAACGGCAATCCTTGCTGGGCGTTCGCTTGCTATGGGCGGAAAGTTGAGAAAGCGATTGAATTAAGGAAAAAAGGTACACCAATTATTATCGTGCACGAAAATGATTTTTGGGATGAAGTAGTTATTTAAAATGTTTTAGCTATAGATTAACCACATCTATCCTGCCATTATATGCTTTCGACACTAATTCGTCTGTCATTGTAACATTAAAAAATGTAACAGGAGTAGAAACGCATGAAAGAGATTATCTATCTAAATACTGAAATCATGAATTCCCTGATCGCCCAACTCGATAAGGGAATTACAACATATTATTCATTGGAACAGACAATACAGGAAACCAATACAGAAACGTCACAAACAACCAGAGGAAAGGCAGCTGGATTCAACGGAACTGTCCAATCGGGTACAGGTAGCCTATTATCCAATGTGAGCTTAAGTTTTGGCGCTAATATTTCTGGAAATGGAAATGAAACCAACGGTAGCTCCAGAGCTTTATTAGAAGGGCAACGAGATTTATTAAACAAAGCATTTCATGACTATGCTTTGAACATATTGCTACAACTTCTAAAAGAGAACGAAAAATTAAAAACAAATTCCTGCTCCCTTACCGAGGGGGACATCTGTCTATGGGAGACTGATTGGAAATATTACGATTTTGAGTTTATCAGCAGGATTGCTGATCTAGACGATATTTTAGAAACATTAGGGATATATGTATCGGCGGATGAATATAGGCAGGCAGAAACGATTGTGCAAAAAACTAAAAAATACCCTAAAAATCCCGAATTTATCAGAGCCCAACATATTATTAATCAACATCAATCTGTAATGCTTCAAAGGAACATTCTAAAACAAATACAAGTATTTTCTTCGTACGCTAATAGTTTCTTAGGTAACTACTCAATAATTAAGGCAGCAAACACCTTTCAGTTAATCGATAAAGGAATGTTGCGCGAAGTTCCAACAGCCCTATCAATCCGATCTGCCTCGGCACGCAAGGCAAAAATTCTTTTTAGGGTCATAGGTAAGCGTGATATAATCCACAACAATGACGACTTATGCGGAGTTTTAGGGGAATTGCAAGACTTCACCCAACTCGCAAATTTCATGTTCGACTTAATTTTAGGCAGCTTCCAAATACTTAAACAAGGGGATTATATTGCTACGCCAATTGCTATTTATTACGAATAAAGCGAAAAGCTGTTTCTGTCTCCTCTTTATGTTTTTGAAACTCATTCAATTTTTGATTCATCATTTGATGAGTCTCGACGATACGTGTGACGTTCTTAACACGCATAGTTTCATATTCTTCATTAAGTGTTTTTGATGCTTTGATTGCCTCATTAAAGATTTTATCAATTATTCTTTTTCCGAACATTTTGCTCACCACCTTACTTTTATAATATGCTTAATACAAAAAAACAGCAAACCTTTTTTCGGTTAGAAAATATGGTTTCGTCAGTTATCCTTACAGATTGATCCCTTTTTAGGGGTCCTTTCTTTTTCTTGTCATCTAGAACGCACGTTCCTATAATAAAAGTGAGGTGATTAACATGAACTTCTCGTCGTACCAATTCACCCCACTGGAACAATATATTCGCGAATTGTACGACCATTTGGCGATCACAGAGCCTGGCCAGCTCGATATGATCGACATTGCCGCAAAGCTGAACGTCTGGTTGCATTTTGCCGACATCCGAAGCACAGCTATCGAACGGAACGGAGTGTACAGCATCATCATCGACCGCCGCCTTAGTCGCCAGCAACAATGGCAAGAGTTTGGCCATGAACTTGGGCATGTGTTGCGCCATGCAGGCAATCAAATGCTACTCCCGCCTTCACTCGTTCAGCTTCAAGAGGCCCAGGCGACGAATTTTGCGCTTCACCTTTGCGTGCCAACGTTTATGCTGCTTGAGCTCGATCTTCCGCATACGGAAAAGGAAATCATCTATGTATTAAGCGAAACGTTTGGTGTAGAGCCGCTGTTCGCCAAACGGCGCTGGGATCGCTTTAAGGAGCAATGGGAAAGCTATCGGTTTTACGAAGCGCTTTTCAGTCATATGCAAGTGGCTGAACCGGTTGCCGCCGCTGTCGGCCGTGATGCGGAAAGCAATCTTAGTCTCCTTCATGAGTACGCCGTTGCACATGATGGCTCATTGTTTATTGACGGCCGCTTAACGGACGAGGAACAACGAGAAATCATCCGCTATTTGCAGCAGATGGACCAAAGGAACAACTAAAAATCATTAATTATACCGGCACAGAATGGATGAATCACGTAAAATCAGAACAGCCAGTCCGAATATTTGCCTCTTTTTTGCATACATGGTGATAGCGAGTTCTATTCCAGGTCAGAGGTGGTTTTATGTATAGGCCCAGAAACTTGGACGTGTTCATATATCTTCGCAAAAGCCGGAAGGATATCGAGGAAGAGAAAAAGGCCGCTGAGTCCGGCGCGTCATACGACACATTGCAACGCCATCGGGATAACTTGCTGGCCGTAGCGCGTAAAGAGGGTCACAATATCCTCGGCATCTTTGAGGAGATTGTGTCCGGCGAGTCCATCGCTGAACGCTCCGAGATCCAGAAGCTTTTGCGTGAACTGGAAACAGGAGTGGCTGATGCGGTGCTTGTCATGGATATTGACCGCCTTGGCCGCGGTGATATGCTTGACCAAGGCATTTTAGACCGTGCCTTTAGATATTCGGGAACGAAAATCATCACCCCAACGGAAGTCTATGACCCGGAAAGCGAGACGTGGGAGCTCGTCTTCGGTGTGAAATCCATCGTGTCGCGCGAAGAACTTAAAGTCATTACAAGACGCTTGCAAGGTGGTCGGCGCGACTCGGCCACTAAAGGCCGTTCCATCTCAAAAAAGCCGCCGTACGGATACCTGCGCGACGAAAAATTAAAGCTATACCCCGATCCGGAAACGTCATGGGTCGTGGTGAAAATCTTCGAAATGACGCGGGATGGATACGGACGCCAGGCGATCGCCGCTGAACTGGATCGACTTGGAGTAAAACCGCCCGATGGGAAGCGGTCCTTTTGGTCTCCGTCGACGATCAGCGCCATTATCAAAAACGAGGTGTATCTTGGGCATATCATTTGGGGCAAGGTGAAATACATTAAGCAAAACGGCACGTATAAACGCAAAAAAATGCCGAGAGAGCGCTGGTATATTAAAGAGAATGCCCATGAGCCCCTTGTGTATAAAGAGCTCTGGGAGGCCGCTAACAAGGCATATCGGAGCCGCTGGCGACCTTCCACGGTGGAAAGTAAACCGCTGGCTAATCCGCTGGCCGGGTTGCTGAAATGTGAAGTCTGTGGCTATACGATGTGGTATCAGCCGCGTAAAGACCGTCCTCATCCGCTTGTGCGCTGCCCAAATCCGAAATGCAAAGGGGTGCAAAAGGGGGCGCTCCTGCCGCTCGTTGAGGAAAGAATCTTGCAATCCCTCGCAGAGTTCATCGATCAGTTCGAGGTTCGGGAGGATCAGTCAGCTCGAAAAAAACAGCGTTCGATCATTCCGATAAAGCAAAAAGCCGTCGAAAAAAAAGAAAAAGAGCTCCAAGAGCTCCATAAACAAAAGGATGCGTTGCATGATCTGCTAGAGCGAGGCGTCTATACGATTGAAACATTCCTAGAACGCCAGCACACGATCGTCAATCGGATTAAGAAAACTCAACAGGAAATCGAGCAGTTGCGTGAGGAAATCGCCAAAGAGCAGCTGAAAGAAAAGAACATCAACGAGTACATCCCGACGGTTAAAAAGGTGCTGGACGCCTACCGCCTCACCGACGATGTAGAAAAGAAAAATCGCCTTCTCAAGTCGGTTCTTGAGAAAGCGACTTACTTGCGTAAACCGGAGTGGACGAAAAAAGATCAATTCATAATACAAATTTATCCTAAAATCTAG